ATATTGATACAACAGGAGCACTACAAGGTGAAACATGGACTGACGGAGATATACTTTATTTATCCCCTTACATAGCAGGACAAATAACTAATATAAAACCTCAAGCACCTTTACATACTGTTATCATTGGTTATGTAGAGTATGCCCATGCTAATAATGGAAAGATTTATGTAAAGATTGATAACGGATATGAGTTAGATGAATTACATAATGTTAGAATTACAACTAGTTCTTTAACAAGTGGTGACTTATTAGTATATAGTAGTAGTGTTTGGATCAATACAAAACAACTTACAGGTAGTTATGGGCTAACAGGTTCATTAAATGTAACAGGTGGAATAACAGGTAGTGTTACAACTGCGTCTTATGCTCTAACAGCATCTTATGTTAACCCATTAGTACAAAATGTTATAATAACAGGTAGTACATTTATATCAAGTTCAAACACTACTCAATTACAAGTAGTAGGTAATATGATTATATCAGGTGGTATTAATCAACGTGGAGGAAGTGGTGTAACATTTTATGATAATACTGGTTTTGGAGGTGGGAAGATTAATGGAGGTTATGGATATCTAAGTGGTGAAGTATACATTGCTCCTTCAAGTGGCCTAGCTAATAATTTTATATTCTCCCCAAATAATGGCATGAATATTGGTGGGTTTACTATTGGGGGCACAGCTGGCTCACCACCACCATATGGTTTAGCAGTTTCTGGAAGTATAGGTATTGGTACTCGAACTCCAATAACACAATTAGATGTAAGTGGCTCAGGTCGATTTACAAATGGATTAACAGTAACAGGATCTTTAATAGCTACTTCATTTACAGGTTCATTACAAGGTACAGCTAGTTGGGCGACAAACGCTTTAACAGCATCTTATGTTAACCCATTAGTACAAAATGTTATAATAACAGGTAGTACTTTCATATCAAGTTCAAATGCTACTCAATTACAAGTAGGTAGCAATTTATTATTTGTAAGTAGTAGTGGGAGAGTAGGTATTGGGACAACTACTCCTTCACATATATTGCAAGTGACAGGAGCAACACGATTAGGTAATTTATTATTTGGGTCCGCAGGGAATAATGCTATAAATAATACTAACAATGATACTAGTATCAATATTAATGGAGGTGTAGGCATTGCTGGTGGTTCAATAATAACACCATCAGCTCGTTTACAAGTAAGAGGTTCAGGCGCAACATCTGCTACAACAGCATTCCAAGTTGAAAACTCAAATGCAAGTGCAAGTTTAACTATACTAGATGACCGTAGTGCAACTTTTTATAATGGATTAACAGTGTCAGGTAGTGCGACAGTAACTAGTAGTATACTAACACCAACTGTATTCTCTGATTTCTTAGTAAGTAGAAATAGTATCTTAGGTAACCAGAATGTTAGAAGCATTAAGCCATTATCTATCGGAGCATCAGCTAACTCCTTAACTGTTAATACAGGATCAATACGAATTGTAACACCTGGGCGTGGTAATAGCCATATGATAAAATACATCTTTGATGTGTATTCATATGCCGGCACAGAAACTACTGTAGAAACATGGGGGTATGATAATGGAGGATGGGCTGGTACAAGAGCAAAATCAACAAACCCAGATATTATAGTTAGATTTGGGTATGACACTACTGGTAAGGCTGTAATTTATTTAGGATCATATACTCAAAATTGGGGAGCATATGCTCCATCAATTGTTGTTCGTGAAGTTGAATTATTAGGGTGGCAAAATAATATTACTACTAGTGCTAGTCTATACTATGACTCAGCTAACTACCAATTTTCAATGGTTAGCTCTTCAGGCACAGATACTATAAGTAGTACTATTACTAGTACTGGTTATAATGTATTATCAGCCTACACTGCATCTTATGTTAACCCATTAGTACAAAATGTTATAATAACAGGCTCAGTGAACATAACTGGGAGTGATAATTTAATAAATATCTCACCTCAAGCTAGTGGAAATGGGATTGTTATTAATAACAGTGGATATCTTAAATTTAATGCAAGTACTGTATCATATATAAGAGGTTTTTCAACTGGTACTTTATTTGCTGTATATAACTCTGCATTTACAAACATATTCAATATTGGAACTTCTGCTGCAAATTATATTAATACTGGAACAAATTTTATAGTTGGTACAACAACTGACATTGGTGGTAGATTAAGTGTTCGAGGATCAGGTGCTACTTCAGCTACAACAGCACTTCGAGTAGAAAACACAAACGCAAGTGCAAGTTTAGTAGTAAGAGATGATGGCAGTAATTTATTTGTAGGATCAAACGGATCTTCTGCAGGTACATGGATTGATGCTACTGGGTCTATGAGTATAATTCGAAGTACATTAGGCACTACTTATGGATTAAGAGTATATAATGGTGCTGGGTGGTCAGGACATAACGCTATACAAGCTATAGCGTATCAATACCCTATTTATGGAGCTCAAGGTTCTAATGGGGCAGAGTCTGCAAGCCCATTAAGTGCAGGAGCAGGAGTATACGGACAAGGTGGTGTTGGGGTATATGGTAAAGGTATTACACCATCCGGTGATACTGGATCTATAGGTGTGATGGCTACTTCACTATTTGTCCAGTCTGCGGGTAGTACAACTCTTTATAATAGATCAGCTAGTGCGCATATAATAGGAACAAGTATATTTTCCGGAAGCGTAACAGTAACAGGCTCATTAATATCCCCATCTATAACAGGCTCATTGCGAGGCACAGCATCTTATGCAACTCAAGCTCTATCAGCTTCTTGGGCTCCGGGTGGAAGTAGTACTCCTACATTCCCATACACAGGTAGCGCCATTATATCCGGAAGTTTAGTAGTGACAGGATCATTACAAGTAGGAGTACCCGGCATTAATAACCCAGCTATTGATTCTACAGTTGGTACTTTAAGTAGAGGTACTCAAACTAAAGTAGACTGGGTAAGTGGATGGTTAGTTAATTCATCTGGATTAACAGTAGTTGATTGGGAGAGTGCTCTACTTAATGATAGCTCTGGTAATTCTAGTATAGATGCTACTAGTAGATTATTATATGATGCCGCACTAGCTAATAGTATGGATTGGGAAAGTAGATTTTTATATGACTCTACTGGTGTTAGAGCAATAGATTACAATACACGAAATCTAATCTACCCTAACGGAACAACAGCAGCTATAAACTACGGAACACAAAACCAAATTTCAATGACTGGTAGTGTGTCTGTTACAGGCTCATTTACAGTATCAGGTTCAAGTACATTTAGAAATATAGGACCAGCTGAATTTACAGGAGATACAAAAATAACCGGTTCACTTATTGTAAGTGGATCGGGGGCTACTATTGAACTATATGGTGACAAATTAACATTAGGCGCAGTAGGAGGTGATGAAGGCGGAGAAATATTACTAGGCAAACCAATCACTAACACAACACTTACAGGTAGCGGTATTACAATTGATTCTTATCAAAATAAACTTCGATTCTTTGAACAAGGAGGAGCAGCTCGAGGAGTTTACATTGACTTAACAACGTGTGCTGGAGGTGTAGGTACTAATCTAGCCCCAATACGAAATATCCAAAGTACAACTGATGGTACTGCTATAACAGGAACAACAAGTAATACATTAACTACATCTATATTAATACCAGCTAATACTGTAGGTGTTAATGATATAATATATGTAAAAACCCGTGTAAGAAAAACTGGTACAGCAGGCACAATAGTTACAAGGATGTATGTAAACACAAGTGCTGCTATTGGTGGATCACTTGTTGCAACCTCAGCCACAAATGCCGCTTCAACTCTCTATTTCCAATACTCAAGGACATTAGCAGTTAAGTCAACTACTAATACTGAAACAATGGCTGGTAACTTTAATGTTAATCCTGATGACAACTCTTTTTCTTCAGCAGCAGTTAGCGCGAATAATATAAACTGGGCTGTTAATCAATATCTTATTGTAGCAGTCGCTAACGCTTCTGCGGCTGATACATCACAAAGTTCATTTGTTCATCTTCAAATAAATAAAGCATAATGGAATATATAACATATACAAACGGAATTATTAATTGGAGAGGATTTGATTTTATTTTCCAAACCACAGAAAAAATAGATGATATATGTGCTCATGTTTTTATGAGTGATGGATGGTATGCTTTTATGGGTAATGAAACTACCATTAATGGTGTATTACAACCTGACGCAGATACTATTATAGCAACTTTAAATAATAGATAATTTGGCTTAAATAAATTCCTTTATTATCTTATTAGAAAATAAAGGTTATGTTTTGGCTTATTGAAAATAAAGAACAATTAAGGGAATTTGTCAATCAAGACTATAAAGAAGTCTTTGTTGAACTTATTCCCTTCCATAACCATATACATCATGCTTTAAATGATGTTTGTGCTATCTATATAAGACCAACATATGATTCTAAAGGTTATATGATGTGTATAGATCATAGTGAGGCAGGAACTATAGCTAAAACATACATAGAAAAAATACTTCAACATATAGACACAGTTTATGTTCGAGACAAAAAATCATTTTTATATTATTTCCAATTAAACAAAGTAATTGATATATCTAGCGTTAAAAGCGTAGATACTGTATTTGAACCTGTATTTGATGTATTCTATCGACTTCACCCAAATAATGCAAGTATTAACAAAATAATACCAATTTCTAAGCATTATGAGGTTTGTGAGAATATTTATAGTAAATTACAACAAGTAATTTTATACCCAAAACCTGAGTTTATTAAATTCTATAATAAAGGTGCTTTAGCATTTTTTGGAATTGAAAAAAATGGAATTAAAATAGACAAAGATAAGTTTTTTAAATACTATGAACCAAACAATGAAAATTATTCGATATCTGATAATCGAATCTACACTCAATACAATCTTAACACTACAACAAGAAGACCGTCTAATGCGTATAATAGCATTAACTTCGCTGCTTTAAAGAAGGATAATCATTCAAGGTCTAGCTTTATACCCGAAAACAATGAATTTCTTGAAATCGATATTTCAGCATATCACCCAACATTGGCAGGACAATTGGTTGATTATGAATTTGATAGCCCTGATATTCATAATGATTTTGCACTTCTTTACAATGTAGATTATGCTAGAGCAAAAGAATTAACATTTAAACAGTTATACGGAGGTGTTTTTAAAGAATATCAACATTTAGAGTTCTTTCAAAAAGTACAAAAATATATTCAAGAACAATGGACCTTATTTAATAATCAAGGTTATATTGAGACTCCTATTTCAAAGTATAGATTTGAAAAAGACAAATTAGAGGATATGAATCCTCAAAAACTTTTTAACTATACCTTGCAAAATCTAGAAACATCTACTAACATACAAATATTACTTAAAATTCATAAAATACTATCAGGTAAAAATACTAAGATAGTATTATATACTTATGATTCATTCTTATTAGATTGGGATGAAGATGAAGAACAAGAATTAGAAGCAATAAAAAATATATTCAAAGAATTAAATTTATCAATAAAAATTAATAGGGGGAGGAGTTATGACTTTAAATAAAAGTTATCATATGTATGATATGGACATCGATGTAATTTTTAAGGATTTGAATAATAAGTTATTTTGTACATTCACTAGTGCAGACGGATTAGAACCTCTAATCGAAGACATATCGCAATCGTATACTGTAATGTATAATAAGATGTTTGTGTTGTTTGTTAAGAGCACAAATGAATATGTTGTCACTTATAATGTCGATCAAGGTAATATTAATGAAATTCCTGAAAATACAATTTTAGTACATCGTAAAAAAGAAACCAATACACTTTATACTATTAACGCTTTAAATGAACTTATTAAAAAGTTAAATGAAGGTGTTGTAGATATTAATTATAGAGTAAGTTGGCCGCATTATAAAAATTGCATATTATTAACTCAACATAATGAGTTAAAACAACTAAATACAAAGGTATTTAGGATTATTGAATTATAAGGTACGTAACGTTAAGAAAAACACTACGATTAAAGGCATTTTGAAAGCTTGTATTAGCTAGTTTGGCCTGTATAAAATAATGTAGTATATTAAATAGTAACAATTTAAAACCAAATAAAAATGGACATCAATGCGATTAAACAGAGATTAAATTCTCTACAAGCAACCGGAGCCAAAAAGGAAAAGGTTGATTATTCCAAGTACTATTGGAAACCAAAACAAGAAGGTAAGTATCAAATCAGAATTGTACCTTCAGCTTTAAACAAAGAAAATCCGTTTCAAGAAGTGTTTGTACACTATGGATTATCTAAATTCCCAACTTACGCTTTAACAAACTGGGGTGAAAAAGATCCAATTGTAGAATTTGCTAAGCAACTTCGCCAAACTAATGACAAGGAAAACTGGCAATTAGCTAAGAAATTAGATCCTAAAATGCGAGTATTTGCTCCTGTTATTGTTCGTGGTGAAGAAGAAAAAGGAGTTCGTTTGTGGGAGTTCGGTAAAGAAATCTATATGCAATTATTAGGTATTGCTGAGGATGAGGATTACGGGGACTTTACAGACATCAGTGAAGGTCGTGACTTTACAGTTGACGCTACAATGGGTGATATTGGAGGCCGTCAAGGTATCAAATGCTCAATTCGTGTTAAACCAAAAACAACACCTTTAGGAACTGATAAAGCTGAAATCAAATCATGGTTAACTGAACAGCCTAATGTTTTGGAATTACAAAAGAAAAACAGTTATGAGGATCTTAAAGACATCTTAAAACGTTTCTTAAACCCAGATGAAGAAGAAGAGGAAGTAGAAACAGAAACAGTTGAAGATACAAAAGAAGAAGATCCAATCTTAGCTAAGGCAGAACAGCCAAAAGCAAATTACACTCTTCAAGCAAAACCAAAAGCAACTAAAGCAGATAAGTTTGATGCTTTATTTGGTGATGATGAAGACGAAAACGAAGAAGCACCATTTTAATTTAAAAACCAGTTATGGCTAAAAAGAAAGAATCTTTAATGACAGCGGTCTCAGCTGAAATGAAAGCTAGTTTTAATCTAGATAAATTTAAAGAGAAAAAACTACTTAACAACACTGTTAAGTTTAAAGAACAAAAATGGATTCCATTCTCTGAAGCATTACAAGACTCAACTTCCCTACCAGGTGCAGCCATAGGACATATCAATCTATTAAGAGGACACAGTAATACAGGTAAAACAACAGCTTTACTTGAGTTGGCAATAAATGCCCAGAAAATGGGCATTTTACCTGTGTTTATCATAACTGAAATGAAATGGTCTTGGGAACACGCCAAACAAATGGGATTCCAAGTTGAAGATATTGCTGATGAAACAACAGGTGAAATTATAGATTATAAAGGATTTTTCCTATACAACGATAGAAGCACATTAGGAACTATTGAAGATGTAGCTGAATTTATCGCTGATTTGTTAGATGAACAAAAGAAAGGAAATTTACCATATGATTTATGTTTTTTCTGGGATTCAATTGGCTCTATACCTTGTAAGATGAGTGTTGAAGCAAATAAAAACAATCCAATGTGGAATGCAGGAGCAATGTCACAACAATTTGGAAACTTTATTAACCAACGCTTCCCACTATCAAGAAAGGAATCATCACCTTACACTAACACAATGGTTGCAATTAATAAGATATGGATAGCACCAGCTGAAAATATCTTTGCTCAACCAAAAATGAAGATGAAGAATGGTGAAACAATGTTTTTAGATGCTTCAATTGTATTAACATTTGGTAATATTACTAATAGTGGTACAAGTAAGTTAAAAGCAACTAAAGATGGTAAAGAAGTAGAATTTGCGGTTCGTACTAAAGTAGCTGTAGATAAAAATCACGTTACAGGTTTACAAACTAAAAATACTGTTGTAGCTACAATTCATGGTTTTATTCAAGATGATACTAAGGATGTAAACGAGTATAAGAAACAACATGCTCATGAATGGGTACATATCTTAGGTAGTTTAGAAGGTATTGGTCTTACTGAGGACAAATCAGAATGGGAAGAAAGTAAAGAAGTGATTACCTTAATTGATGAAGAATAAAAATGGATAAAAAGGACTTATTAGAGTTACTAAACAACATGGATAAACCAAGTAATCCTGTTGGGACGTTTAATAAACATAGTAGAGTATTGATTATAGACGGGTTAAACTTGTTTTTAAGAAACTTTGCTGTATTAAACTATGTTAATCAAGATGGAGTCCATGTAGGTGGGTTAGGAGGGTTCTTACGCTCATTGGGATTCTTGATAGCCCAAAATAAACCTACATCTGTTTACATTGTATTTGATGGGGTAGGTTCATCCACTAATAGGAAGAACCTACTCCCCGAATACAAATCAGGTCGAAATTTGTCAAGAATGACTAATCATTCTGCTTTTGAAGACTTAGATGAAGAACAAGATTCTAAAATAAATCAAATTTCACGCCTCATTCATTATTTAAGGTGTTTACCCGTCAATCTTATATCACTTGATAAAGTCGAGGCAGATGACATTATAGCGTATTTATCCCGCTATATGGCAACTAATTACGATAGTAAATGCGTGATTGTGTCGGCGGATAAAGACTTCTTACAATTAGTAGACGACAACATAACAGTTTACAGTCCTATAGTAAAAGAATATTACACACCTGAAACAGTAGAAGAAAAATTTGGCTTACCTGCTAAAAACTTTATCTTATATAAGACATTAATGGGTGACAACTCAGATAAAATACCTGGATTAAAAGGATTAGGACCTAAAAAGTTATTTAAATTCTTTCCAGAGTTACAAACAAAAGAGATGTCCTTAGAGTCTTTGTATAATATTTGTGAAGGGAAGTATAAAGAAAATGTTATCTACTCAAGGTTAATATTTGAATACGAGACGTTACAGAAGCACTATAAGATAATGGATTTAGGTAACCCGTTAGTAGATGATAATGAGAAACAGATAATAGAAGATGTTATCAGTAGTGAAGTAGAGCACACCAAAATAGTAGAGTTTCTAAACATGTATAATGAAGATGGTTTAGGACATACTTTAAAAAATGTAGACTATTGGATTAGAAATACATTTGCAACATTAAATAGTTTTAAATAAATAAGTTATGACATTAAGCACACTGTCGCAGTATGGAATTCATTTCCAGATCAAAGTTTTGTCCTCTTTACTCACCCGTAAAGAGTTTTTAATTAACATTCATGACATTATAAGTGAGGAGTATTTCGATAACTCAGCTCACAAATGGATCATCAATGAAATACTTAAGTATTATGACAAATACCATACTACACCTAGTATGGATATACTTAAGGTTGAGATGAAGAAAATTGAGAATGAAGTATTACAATTAGCAATTAAAGAACAACTTCGAGAAGCATATACAGCATCTGAAGATGATTTAGCTTATGTAGAACAAGAGTTTTCTAATTTCTGTAAGAACCAACAATTAAAGAAAGCATTATTAACATCAGTTGATTTATTAAAAGCAGGAGACTATGATTCAATTAGAAATTTAGTTGATAGCGCTTTAAGAGGAGGTCAAGATAAAAACTTAGGTTTAGAATATAATAAAGATATTGAATCTCGATATAGAGAAGAACATCGAATTGCTATTCCTACACCTTGGGAATTATTTAACAACCTATTTCAAGGCGGTATTGGACCAGGTGACTTTGGTTTAATATTTGGTAACCCAGGAGGAGGTAAATCATGGACATTAATTGCTTTAGGAGCACATGCTGTTAAATTAGGATTTAATGTTATACATTATACTCTTGAATTAGGTGAAGATTATGTGGGAAGAAGATATGATGCTTGTTTCACAGGAGTACCTGTAAATACAATTATGGATTTTAAAGACAGAGTAGAATCAACTATAACTACATTACCAGGTAATTTAGTAATTAAGGAATATTCACCTGGTAAAGCGTCTATGTCCACATTAGAAGCACATATTAAGAAATGTATTGAACAAGATTTCAAACCTGATTTAGTTATTATTGACTACGTAGATCTTCTTCGTTCTAAAAGAACAAATTCTGAAAGGAAAGAAGAGATAGATGATATTTATTTGAGCACAAAAGGATTAGCTCGTGAGTTAAAAATTCCAATTTGGAGTGTATCACAAGTTAATAGATCTGGTGCTAAAGATGACATTATTGAAGGTGACAAAGCCGCAGGCAGCTATGACAAAATTATGATTACAGACATTTCTATATCATTATCTCGTAAGAAAGAAGACAAAGTTGCCGGCACAGGTCGATTCCATATTATGAAAAACCGTTATGGTGGTGATGGAATGACATTTGGAGCCAAAGTAGATACATCAACTGGACATTTCGAAATATTTGATGACTACGAAGATAATGAAGAATCATATACACCTTCCAAACCAGTAAATGATTTTAGTGACGTGAACGTCCAAGAACGAGACCTTCTTAAAAAGAAGTTTTTCGAATTACAATCCTAACATTATATTAATAGAATGATTATTGAAGCAAGGAATTATTATAAGCCTTTCGAGTACCAACAGGCTTTTGATTTTTATAAAGATCAACACAGGGCGCATTGGCTAGCAGATGAAGTACCACTCGCATCTGATTTAGGTGATTGGAAATTAAAATTAAATGAACCTGAAAAGAATTTGATAGGTAACATTTTAAAATCATTTGCCCAAACAGAAGTGCATGTAAATGATTACTGGTCAACTAAAGTATCAGTTTGGTTCCCAAAACCAGAAATACAAGCAATGGCTAGAGCATTTGCTGATTTTGAATCAATACATGCTGAAGCATATGCTCGCTTAAATGAAGAGTTAGGATTAGATGACTTTAAAGCATTTTTAGAAGATGAAGTATCAAAAGCTAAAATTGACCGCTTAGTTGAAACACCAGGTGAAACATTAGAGGAAAGAGCACTATCATTAGCTATATTCTCAGCATTTACTGAGGGTGTAAATTTATTTAGTTCGTTTGCTATATTAATGAGTTTTCAATTAAGAAACTTAATGAAAGGAACAGGCCAGATTGTTGAATGGAGTGTTAGAGATGAGTCATTACACTCTAAAGCTGGATGTTGGTTGTTTAGAACATTATTAGCTGAAAACCCAAAACTAGATACTGAACTATTAAGAACTAAAGTTAGTGATGCTTGTCATTTATCAGTACAGTTAGAATTTGATTTTATTGATAAAGCATTTGAAATGGGTAATGTTGAAGGTTTAACTAAAGATCAATTAAAAAATTTCATTAAAGCTAGAGCTAATGAAAAAATGATTGAATTAGGATATAAAGGAATATATAATGATATTGACCCTAACTTATTAAAACAAATTGAATGGTTTGGTCACTTAACAAGTGGTAAAACACATCAAGATTTCTTCGCGGGAAGAGTAACAAGTTATTCAAAATCAACAGCAGATTGGGACGATTTATAAAAATAAAAAATGAGCACAATAGACACAACAAATTGGATTAAAGGAAAACATTATCCAGAATTTATGGATGAGATCGCGGTAAGTATGATCTCAAAAGGTTATTTATTATCAGATGAAGATGTATTTGACGCATTTAAAAGAGTAAGTAAAGCAGCAGCACGTCGTTTAAGACGTAAAGATTTACAACCATTCTTTTATGAGGCAATGGTTAAAAATTGGTTATGCTTAGCATCACCAGTATTATCAAATTTAGGTACAGAACGTGGAATGCCTATTTCATGCTTTGGTATTGACGTTGGAGATAGTATCGAAGGCATTGCAGATGC